GAGTCCACCCGGCAAGCCCACAAGCGCCTTGATGATATCAAGGACATTTAGGAGGCGGCATGACATTCTCAAAATTTATCGTCACTTTATTACTGATTAACGGCATAATCTGGACCTACATGTCTTATTACCTGGCTTATCTGGGGAGGGATCAAATAGCGGAGACGTTAAGTTCCGCCGTATTGGTTCAAATCCTGGGTGTGGTGGTCGTATATTCGGCCAAGGCGCTGTTTGAAAACCTGAGTAAAAACAACAACTGGCCGGATAAGACAGCCAAGACCGTTAAGAAGGAGGAGGTTACCACTTATGAGCAGCCCTAGTGTATATTTGTCGGCCTCATCCCAGGAAAACAATCTGGGAATTGACGGGGTTTCCGAAGAAGCCCGGATGAACGTGCTGGTTCGTGATGTGGGCAATATCTTGACCAGCCGAGGTATAACAGTTTACTACAACGATCCGGATTGGAGTTTGTCGAAAATTGTTAGCGACAGTAACTCAAAGAAACCAGATCTGCATATAGCTGTCCATACCAACGCCGGGGGCGGTACTGGTACCGAAACTTGGTGTTATGGTATCTCAGGTACTAACAGCGCCTCCTTCGGATCCAAACTGCAAGCAGCCCTGGTCGGTACCCTTGAACTTAGGGACAGGGGCATAAAAGACAGTTCGGCACCGGGGTTTAGATGGGCAGAGGTGGTAAATACCAATGCTACATCGGTACTGACCGAGTTGTTTTTTCATGACAATGCTGAGGATGTGGAGCGGTACAACCAACGGTACCAGCGGGTGGTTCAATCGATGGCGGATGCCATATCCGAATGGTTTAATCTATCAACTCCCAACCGGGTCCAGATCCACGCCGGCGGGACAACCATAAATGCGGTAATAATCGATAACCGGTCTTATGCCCCGGTGCGCCAGCTGGCTGAAGCCCTGGGCCACACTGTAGATTGGATCGAGAGTACCAGAACTGTTGTAGTGAAATAACAGTTAGAGAGGAAGGATAAGATGAGACCATTTTTAGAAAGATTAAAGAGCCGCAAGTTCTTAACCGCGCTGGCCAGTGCGGTCTTTATTATTATCAACGAGGGTTTGGGGACCCCGGTAAACCGTGAGGCTTACGGATGGATCTCCGGAACTATTATCGCCTTTATCCTGGGCGAGAGCTATGTGGACGGCAAGGCAGCGAAATAGGAATTAAAAGAGGCAAGAATGGCTCGTGGGGCACACTCGCTCCGCGGGCCTTTTTTTGTTTGAAGCCGTCCGATTATGACTTCTCCTGTGGCTTATACCGAAGGCATTTTGAGTTTTGCCTTCGGAGGAGGTAGCGTAATGACGCAGCAGCAAAAGGAGACAATTATCAAAATGCGGCGGGACGGCTGTAGCTATTCAAGAATAGCGGCAGACTTAAGTATTTCGGAAAATACGGTGAAGTCTTTCTGCCGCAGGAATAATCTCGGTGGTGCCTATGCCGGCCGCGGGGTAAAGAAGGAAGTAATCATCTGCCGACAGTGCGGAACCCCAATTGCCCAGACTGTTGGTGTTAAGCAAAAACTATTCTGCTCGGATAAATGCCGCCTGGCCTGGTGGAATGATCACCCGGAAGCAGTCAACCGGAAAGCCCTATATACCTTTGTCTGCCCAAGGTGCAGCCGCGAGTTTGTCAGCTACGGCAACAGGCGCCGCAAATACTGCTCCCGAGACTGTTACATGCAGGAAAGGTTCGGTAACCGGCGCGAAGGAGGCGATAGAGAATAATGACGCAGGAGCAGTTTGAACGTGAAAAAGCCTATCGCGCTGCGATTTCCATCGCCAAATCGATGCTGAAAAGCGGATGGATCACTGAACAAGAATACCAGAAAATCGCTGTTTCATTGCTCGAAAAATATCGTCCGGCACAGGGGTGTTTAGGGTGCTAAATGAGTTGCTATTAGGGCAAATCCAGAGGTAACATGTGGTCTGGGAAAGGAGGGTTCCAGTGTGGAGCGGATTATAAGGAAGATAAAACCGCAGGCGTCGATGGCGTCCAAGCGAAAGCGGGTAGCTGCATATGCTCGGGTGTCCAGCGGTAAAGAGGCCATGCTTCATTCGCTCTCTGCCCAGGTCAGCTACTATAGCAATTACATTCAACTGCATAGTGATTGGGAATACGCGGGGGTATATGCCGATGAAGCCCTGACCGGCACAAAGAACAGCCGGCCCGATTTTCAAAGGTTGCTGAAGGATTGCCGCGCCGGACTTATCGATATGATCATAACAAAATCCATATCGCGGTTTGCGAGAAATACGGTCACCATGCTGGAGACGCTGCGAGAACTAAGACAACTTGAAGTAGACGTGTATTTCGAGGAGGAAAACATGCACTCCATAGGCGGGGACGGTGAGTTCATGCTAACCATCCTCGCGTCTTATGCCCAAGCGGAAAGCCTGTCCGTGAGTGAGAACTGCAAGTGGCGCATCCGCAAGCGTTTTCAGGCTGGTGAGATTGTTAACCTGCGGTTTATGTACGGATACAACATTAAGAAGGGTGAAATAACAGTCGACCATAAAGAGGCAGAAATCGTTCGCATGATTTTTGCTGATTATTTAAGCGGCATGGGGTGCGACAGGATAGCCGGCAAATTAAATCGATTAGGTCTCAGAACAGTTCGAAACAATCCATGGAGTGGGAAAAGGGTGGCAGACATTATCAAAAACGAAAAATATGCCGGGAATGCGCTACTGCAAAGAAAATACGTGACCGATCACTTATCGAAGAAGCTGGTGATAAACAAGGGGAAGCTGCCCAAGTATTATGCCGAAGGAACCCATGAGCCAATTATTGATCTGCCCACCTTTCAAAAGGCACAGGAGATAATGGCTCTGCGCCGGGAAAATCGAAACGTAAAGCAAAACTCAGCTAACCGTTACCCGTTTTCGGGTCTAATCCACTGCCCTCGATGCGGGAAGAACTACCGGCGGGTTACCTACAAGGGCCATGCGGCATGGAACTGCCCCACCTTCATCCACTCCGGCAAGGATGCTTGCCCAGCCAAACAGATTCCAGAACCAATTCTAGTTTCTCTAACCGCTGAAGTGCTGGGCTTGGAGCAATTTGATGAGGTGGTTTTCCGGTCCCTGGTCAAGCATATGCAGGTGCCGGAAGCAAATAAGGTTATTTATATCTTTCACAATGGTCGTGAAGTGGAAACCGTCTGGCAAAACCGGTCGCGGAAATTTAGCTGGACGGAAGAGGCTAGGTTGGAGGCCAGGGATAGGGCGCTAGCATATCAGAAGGGGGTTAAGATTTGAGTGTAGCACGGGCAGTAACAGTAATACCGGCCAAAGTCAGTTTGGTATCGCATACTGTGAAAAACATATCGAAAAAAAGGGTTGCGGCCTATGCGCGAGTATCGACCGCGAGTGAAGAACAGCTTTCCAGCTATGAAGCTCAGGTTGACTACTATACCAGGCACATTAAGGCTAATCCGGATTGGGAATACGTTGAAGTGTATACCGATGAAGGAATATCCGCCACCAGCACTAAGAAGCGTGATGGATTCAAGCGTATGGTAGCTGATGCGCTGGACGGCAAGATAGACCTGATAATCACCAAATCAGTGTCCAGGTTTGCCCGAAATACAGTCGATACTTTGACCAACGTACGAAAACTCAAAGATCGGGGTGTAGAGATATATTTTGAAAAAGAGAATATTTACACCTTCGACAGCAAAGGAGAGCTGATGTTGTCTATCCTCAGCTCACTTGCGCAAGAAGAATCCCGCAATATAGCCACCAACGTGACTTGGGGATTGCGTAAAAGGTTTGCGGATGGCAAAGTAAGCCTGCCCTACAAGCGATTTCTAGGTTATGAAAAAGGCGAGGATGGCCTGCCGCAGATCGTGGAAGCAGAGGCCAAAATTGTGCGGCTGATTTACAAGATGTTCTTAGAAGGCAAAACCCCGTCAGGTATAGCCAGCTACCTGACCAAAAAGGGCATACCAACACCATCCGGCAAGCAAAATTGGCAGCACAGCACGGTTAAAAGTATCCTTACCAATGAGAAATTCAAGGGGGACGCTATTTTACAGAAAATGTACACAGTGGACTATCTTACCAAAAAGATGAAAGTCAACGAGGGTGAAATACCGCAATATTATGTGGAGAACAGCCACCCGGCCATAATACCACCCGAGACCTTTGAACTGGTGCAGGAGGAGTTTCGAAGGCGTAAAGCTGGAGGGAGATACATCAGCGGGATAAGCTGCTTTGCCAGCCGGATTGTATGCGGGGATTGTGGCAGTTTCTACGGCCGTAAGGTATGGCAATCAAACAGCAAATATGCCCGCACCATCTGGCAGTGCAACCGGAAATTCAAAGATCAAGATATCTGTACCACTCCCCACCTGAAAGAGGAAAACATAAAGAAAGCATTCCTGGAAGCCTTCAACAGCCTGATAGACAACAAAGACGAAATTCTGGCGAACTATGATGGCATCATAATCCAGATAACTGATTGCAAGCGTCAGGAAAGAGAACTTGCCAAGATCGACGAAGATTGTGCAGCCATTGAATTGTTGATCCAAAAGCTCATCGCCGAAAATGCCAGATCAGTAATAGAGCAAAGCGAATACAACCGTAAGTATGGCGGATACGTTACCAGATACAACGAACTGCAAACCCGGCGGCAGGAATTAAACACTGATATTACCATGCGCCAGGCCCGGCGCAATCAGATGAAAGCCTTTATCAAGCAGTTAACTAAACAGGAGCAGCTGCTGACCGAATTTGATGAAGGATTATGGGCGGCCACCCTCAATGCCATGGTGGTCAAATCCGAGCAGGAGGTGGTCTTTCAGTTTAAAGACGGGACCGAACTGCCCTGGAGAATGGAATCCAAATGAGAACTGTCACCGAAATCACCCGCCGACAAAAACCTCTTTTCCTTACCACTCAACTCAAGGTCTGCGCCTATGTTAGGGTATCGACCGACTCCAGGGAGCAATTGAGTTCCCTGGAAAATCAAACCCAGTATTATGAACGCTTGATATCATCCAATCCAGACTATGAATACTGCGGCATATTCTCCGATGCCGGCATATCCGGGTCTAAAGAAAACCGCCCCGGATTTTTGGCGATGATGGAGAAAGCCAGGAGCGGGGAGATAGATCTGATTATTACTAAATCCATCTCCAGATTTGCCAGAAATACCTTAATGCTGCTCAAATATGTGCGGGAACTGAGGGATATTGGGGTAGGGATCATCTTTGAAGAAGAAAAGGTCCACACCCTGAAGGCGGAAGGGGAACTGCTGCTTTCGGTACTAGCCGCTATCGCTGAGGAAGAGAGAAAGTCAGTGCGCGGCAATGTACAGTGGGCCATGCAGAATAAATGCAAACGGGGGGAGGTGATGGTTGATACCAAACGTCTGCTGGGCTATGACAAAGACAGCAAGGGAAATCTCGTGATAAATGAGGCGCAGGCTTCGATTGTCAGGTATATCTACCAACTGTACCTTGAGGGTATCTCGGGCTACAGAATTGCCCAGATACTTAATCAAAACAAAGTGCCTACCTATACTGAAAAACCCTGGAAATCGCATCGGATTGTAAGCATCATAGGCAATGAGAAATATTGTGGCGACTGCTTGATGCAGAAATCATACGTAGCTGATAACGGTAAGCAGATTATCAACCGGGGCCAGATGGATAAGTACTTCATTCAAGACAACCATCCAGCCATCATCGAACGTAAGGACTGGGAAGCGGTCCAGATTATCCGGGAGAACAGACGCAAGAAGACCTATCCCTTGAGCAGCATGCTGCGCTGTCCTTGGTGTGGAGCGACCTTGATAAGGGTGGTGCAAGAGCGTAAGTTGGTGAAATGGGTCTGTGCCACTTATCTGCATAAGGGTAAGAAAGAGTGTTTGGGGATTAGAATAACTGATGAGATCTTGGAGGAACTGATTGGAGATACATCTATTACGGAACCGATGGTAGTGGAGGGGGTCAATTATGGCAAGGCTCGCCAAAAGAGGTCCAAAGAGAATTTCCGTCTTATACCCGCTGCCCAATACAGCGGATTCAAATCCAAGCGGCCGTGACAAGACTAAGAAACGGGTGGCTGCCTATTGCCGGGTATCCTCGGGCAGCGAAGAGCAGATAGGCAGCTTGAATACCCAGGTCAACTACTATGAAAAATACATAAACGATAATCCGGACTATATCTTTGTCGGTATCTATACCGATGAGGGCATCTCCGGCACCGATTTAAAAAAGCGGGATGCCTTCAACCGCATGCTCCAGGATGCCAGGGCAGGTTACATAGATATGATCATCACCAAGAGTTTGTCCCGCTTCGGCAGGAATACCCTGGACTGCCTGAAATGTTTGCGAGAATTGAAATCATTGAATGTAGATGTGTTTTTCGAGAAGGAGAAGATCCACAGCTTGACCAGCCAGGGGGAAGTATTGCTCACTCTGATTTCGGCGGTGGCACAAACTGAAAGCCTGGCACAGTCCGAGAACGTGAAATGGGGTATACGTCGCAAGTATGAACGGGGAAATGTAAAGAGCATCCCCAGCGGCAAATTCCTGGGCTATGACAAGGACCAACAGGGTAATCTCATCATCAACCCAGCCCAGGCTGAAACAGTAAGAAGAATCTATCAGGAATTCCTGGACGGATACGGTACTTTTCAGATCGCCAGGCGGTTAACCGATGAAAAAGTACCGATGGCCTGTGGCGGGAAGGAATGGTGTGCCAGCCATATCAAAAAAGTCCTGACCAATGAGAAAATGAAGGGCGACACCCGATTTCAAAAGACCTATAATGCCGACTATCTTACCAAGAGACGGGCCAAGAATAGAGGGGAGCTGCCGCAATATTATATGGAAGGAACTCATCCGGGAATTATAGATAGAGACATGTGGGAGTGTGTACAACTGGAATTGGCAAGACAGAAGCGATACTGCCAGGACCATCATATATCAACCTACCATTGGAGTAACGAAAAACACCCGCTGTCAGCCAGGATAACCTGCTCGACCTGCGGGTGCACTTTTATGCAGATCAAGTCAAAGAAGAAAGGCGAGGAGGGCAAAAAGTACTGGCGTTGCAGCAGCATTGTTGGGAAGCAGGGGGCGGAGATTGAAGGGCGTACCTCCACCATTATCAGGCCGGACAGAGGCTCGACCAAGCCGTACAACATAAGGCGAAGGAAGAAACCTGAGGAAAGGCCGATGCTATGCACTGATATCTTGATCCCAGCCGGCGAGCCGGAGCTGGCTTTTATAAAAGCATGGAATCAGCTGGTTGGCGAAAGAGAACGCTATTTGCCGGAGTGGCAGCATGCTTTGGATGGCAACGATTTGCTCAAGGCTTACCGCACCAGAGAATTGATGAGGCTGGTTAAGCAGGTGGGGCATATTGATGCGATGCCATATGACCTGATGCTAAAGACGCTGGATCATATTGAGCATGGAGTGGATGGGAGTATTAAGGTGATTTTCTTGGCAGGATTCATGGTTGATAAAGGTAAAATACAGATACAGCTGAGCTAGCTTGGAGATTAATCTGCTGTTTCAATAATTTGTAGGGAAATCTGTCGGGATAAGCCCAGGGGCATCGATTTTAGTGAAGAAGACAAAGGAAGAATCAAATACTTGGTGAATTTATAAGTGAAGATCAGAATATCCCTATTCATTTTTGGCGGTGGTTTTAACGCTATCGGCAACCATGGTTTCGTCAAGGTCGACGAGAACGCTGTTAAAGCGCTGTTGGGAGGGTAAACGATGAGCAATGAATTAAAGTTATATTCGGGGGGCACTACCTTCCGTTTCTTTTTTTCAGATAAAGGCTACAACGATGGAGATTATTTTTGGACCGATGCCTGCATCTCTGTTGAAAACCGTTATTTTAACTATCAGACTGGTTCGGGATTTTTAGAATTTACAGAACTAAAGGAAATAAACGATTCGCTTATCAATTTACTGAACGGCTGTATTACCGAAAAACGTAAATTAGAATTCCTTGAGCCTGATATGCAAATTTCGCTCAATCCGAAATATGATAAGAGAAATGACCAGCACTACACTTACATAAAAGAGGGCTTTGAAATAGAGGATATTTCGGCGGAGTTTATTTTTTACTTGTCACTGGATGATGGATATAGTGAGGAACACTATACACTGCCTCTGTATCGTTCGGACATTGAGCAGTTGGTGGAGTTCCTAAGTGAAAAGATAGAAGGGTTTGAAAAATATTGACATGCTGAAGCAATGCGGCATGCTGGATCATGAGTAAAGGAAAAACACCCACCGTTCTATGTGTTCGACATGTGGGTGTATTTATGCGCTCATAGGCACAAAAAGGAACGTTAAAAAAGCTAGGTGTAATGGCATTGTAGGACTTTTCTCGGAAAAGGGTGGACAGTGACTGCAGATCTCACAGACACTTAGTGGAATTAATGGTTGTGATAGGCATAAAGCTATCGATTCCCGAAAAGTAGGCAAATACCGACAAAGGAAGAATATAATACTTGGTGAAATCATAAGAAAAAATCAGGAGTTTTGTTATTCTTTATCTATGTCGAATGGAGGTGGTCGAAAAACATGTCAACTGAATTAATGTGTCCGCTTTTAAAGCGCAAGATTAATGACGGATACTGTTACGACATCACCATTGCTGCTTACGGAATGATTAAAATGGACAGCCTCGAAGACAAGATAGATCGGGAGACAGCACTTAAGTATTGCGAAAACTGCGAAAACAACCAAATAAATGACTAGTTTGAAGTTGACCGACAGTTGTTTAGTTGGCAGCAAATAGAAGATGGTAAACACATTTAAGAGTATGGACTAAGAAGGTGAAAACGGAATGAAAGCAAGGTATCTGGGTCCAAAGATAGGGGCAATGATGTTAACCCCCAACAAGATATACACTATTCTTGGCGTTGAAGAGGAAATGTTAAGGGTTATTGACGATGATCCCAATGATCCAGATGGGTGTTTATATGATCCGGTTGAGCCGGGAAACCTTTCAGGCACTCTTACGGGTCGATGGGAAATCCTTGAGGATGATGATAAGGGGACATTGGCAGAAGCAATTAAAGGCTCAATAGTTTAAAGAATTCATAAATGCGGTGGTGACGGTTCATGTTTGAATGCCCCTGTTGTGGTAAAAGAACTCTTGACGATGAAGGCCATTATGACATCTGTTCTGTTTGTGGCTGGGAAGATGACCCCATTCAGCGGGACGATCCTGACTACGATGGAGGGGCAAATGTTATGTCGCTGAACCAAGCTCGAAAAGCCTTCAAAGAAGGCAGACAAATAAATTGAAGCATTTGTGAATTTGCAATCGGCAACCAAATCTCTAGGAGGTACATACCGTGTGGATCGCAATTGATGAGGGGAAAACTATAGGCGAGGAAGGCTCCGAAGGCGGCACTATAATTGCTGATGAGGCATATGAGGGGGCTTGCCGGATTACGCTTGAGAAGAATTCAGAAGCATTATATTCCATAACTTGCGGAGTATATGGGTTGATGGTTCATACAGCCTTTGCACTATTTTTAGATGAAGCATGTACAAAGTATGAGGGGATGAAACGTGAATTAAGCACCGTTATTGATTCAGAATGTGAAGAAATTGAATGGTGCGAATCATTTGTGGAAAAATGGTAGCTTTCAAAAAACGAGGAGGCTCAGGTTTTCAGATCTTGCACACCCCTCCAGGAAAATGCACATCCCTGACAACCATCCAGGACAAATCCCAGACAATATTAATAGAGGATAAGTAATGCGAGGGAAATTGGATGATGGTAAAAATAAGAAGAATAAAATTGAGCAATATTGTTTTACTGGGACTTGTCAGTATGTTTGTGGATATGAGCTCGGAGATGGTCTATCCGCTCATCCCGCTCTATTTGACCTCCACTTTAGGGGCTACCCCTGCTATTTTAGGGATCATAGAAGGGATTGCTGAAAGCGCCGCTAGTCTGCTCAAGGTTTTCAGTGGTTATATTGCGGATAAATACCGCAATAAAAAGCAGCTCACCATTTGGGGTTATTCCGGCGCAGTTATCTATAAGGTTTTATTGTTGCTGGCGACCTCCTGGAGCGGGGTGCTGGTAGCCCGGGTAGTTGATCGGGTCGGCAAGGGAATCAGAACCGCGCCCCGCGATGCCCTGATTGCGGAGAGTTGTCTGGCGGATAACCGGGGGGGCTCTTTCGGACTGCACAAGATGCTCGACATGTTGGGCTCGGCCCTGGGTATTCTGATCGCTTATTTTCTAGTGACCAGCGATGCGTTCAGTTACAAAGGGATCTTCGGGATATTTGCTCTTTCCATTATTCCGGCGATGCTGGGGATAATCATCTTATTGTTCGTCCAAGAGAAAAAGGACCATGCCCCTGAGCATAAAAAATTGGAATTCAAATTCAAAGAGTTAGACTGGCGTTTTAAGGCCTTCCTGGTCATTGCCTTCGTGTTCACCTTGGGCAATTCATCAAACGCTTTCTTACTCCTAAAAGCGCAGAGTGCCGGTTATAGTGAGCAGACCGTGATATTGCTTTATTTTGCTTACACCATAGTGGCTTCGGCGCTGGCTTGGCCTTCCGGCAAGTTGTCAGACAAAATTGGCCGCCGGGCCTTGCTAGTTTCCGGATATGCCCTCTTTGGCCTGGTCTACATCGGTTTCGCGTTGTTAACTGGCCAATATGCCATGATAATGCTCTTTGTGGTGTACGGTGCCTATACCGCTTTTACCAGCGGGGTAGAGAGAGCTTTAATTGCAGATATGGCCCCACCAAATCTGAAAGGCACTCTACTAGGGATGCATGCAACCCTGGTAGGTATCGCTTTGCTGCCGGCTTCCATCTTCGCGGGAATATTGTGGAACTCGTTTGGTTCCGCTGCTCCCTTCTGGTTTGGGGGTTGCCTGGGCTTGCTGGCCTCGGTTGCCATTGGCATCGTTCTCAAAATCAAGCCTCCGGTCTATAATCAGAAATGAAAGTAATACTAGGTTCACGCAACATTGGTTGGGTGGGTCGATAACCAAAAACAAAATCTAATTTTGAATGAAGAAAAAAATGAAGGTGGCTTTTATCTGTGTGCACAATTCATGTTGCTTCCAGATGGCCGAGGTGCTCGGAAAGTATTTGGGCAAAGACGTTTTTGAGGTTCTTCTGCTGGAAAGGGGAGGAGGTTTAAGATGTCCGCTACACGAATAATGGGAATGATAAAAGACTTTTTGGAGGGAAATGTTAAGGCAGACACTTTTTCCTTTGATTTGCCTGATGCCTTGATAGAATTCGGATCCGCAATGAAACGGTCTAATCCAGCTTTATACGAACTATTGAATGAGGAATTGCCCGACATATGCTCTTATTATGAGCCAAATACCGATGAAAGATCAGAGCGACCAGAATACTTGGACGAAAATGAATTCAGGGGTAAAGTCCAGCAGATATATAACGATGCGATCAAGTTAATTTAGCCAACCAAACATTAGGTTCTACAGCACGGTAGGGTAATTAGTAATAAAATACCTTCAACGAAAAATGCCTAGAAAACGGCAATAAATCCTATTTTGCACCCCCCTCCAGAAAAATGCACACCCCTGACACCCAACCCCGGATAATCGTTAAATTTTATCAATCATTGAGTCATTAGACAAGAAGAATCAAGATCACTCAGTCTCAACGTCCAATGGGGCCAGCGCAAGCGGTTTGCGGATGGCAAGGTAAGCCTTCCCTACAAACGGTTTCTAGGTTATGAAAAGGGCGAGGATGGATTGCCCCAAATTATCGAAGTCGAAGCCAAGACGGTACGGCTGATTTACAAGATGTTCTTAGAAGGCAAAACCCCGTCAGGTATTGCCAGCTATCTTACAAAGAAGGGGATACCAACCCCGTCCGGCAAGCAAAAATGGCAGCCCAGCACGGTTAAAAGCATCTTGACCAACGAAAAATACAAGGGCGATGCCATCCTGCAGAAACGATTTACTGTGGATTTTCTTACCAAGAAGATGAAAATCAACGAGGGTGAAATACCTCAATATTATGTGGAGAACAGCCACCCCGCCATTATACCGCCGGAGACTTTCGAACTGGTGCAGGATGAGTTTCGGAGACGCAAAGCCGGAGGGAGATATATCAGCGGTATAAGCTGCTTTGCCAGCCGTATTGTATGTGGAGACTGCGGCAGTTTTTACGGTCGTAAAGTATGGCAGTCAAACAGCAAATATGCTCGCACCGTCTGGCAGTGCAACCGGAAATTCAAAGAGCAAGAATTCTGCACCACTCCCCACCTGAAAGAAGAAAACATAAAGAAAGCATTTATGGAAGCCTTCAACAGCCTTATAGATAACAAAGATGAGATACTGGCGAACTACGATGAAATTATAGCCCAGATAACTGACTGCCGGCGGCAGGAAAGAGAAATTGCTAAGATCGACGAAGATTGTGCATCCATTGAAGTGTTAATACAAAAGCTCATTGCCGAGAATGCCCGTTCAATCTTAGAGCAAAGCGAATACAACCGTAAGTACAGCGGGTATGTGACCAGGTACAATGAACTACAAACCAGGCGGCAGGAATTAAACACTGATATAACCATGCGCCAGGCCCGACGCAGCCAAATGAAAGCCTTTATTAAAAAATTGACCAAGCAGGACCAGCTGCTAACTGAGTTTGACGAGGGGCTGTGGTCGGCCACACTTAATGCAATGGTTGTCAAATCAGAGCAGGAGGTAGTATTTCAGTTTAAAGACGGAACCGAACTGCCCTGGAGACTGGAATCAAAATGAGAAACATCACCGAAGTCACCCGCCGGCAACATCCTTTCCTCATTCCTTCCAGACTCAAAGTCTGCGCCTATGTCAGAGTCTCGACCGACCACCGGGAGCAGCTAAATTCACTTGAAAACCAAACCCAGTATTATGAACGCTTAATATCATCCAATCCAGACTATGAATACTGCGGCATATTCTCAGATGCCGGCATATCCGGGGCTAAAGAAAACCGCCCCGGATTTTTGGCCATGATGGACAAAGCCAGGAGCGGTGAGATTGACATTGTCATCACCAAATCAATATCCCGCTTTGCCAGGAATACCCTGTTGCTGCTCAAATATGTGCGGGAGTTGAGGGACATGGGAATAGGAATCGTGTTTGAAGAAGAAATGGTCAACACCTTGAAGTCTGAAGGAGAGCTTCTCATAACTGTTTTGGCCGCGATCGCTGAAGAAGAGCGGAAGTCAGTACGAAGCAATGTGCAGTGGGCTATGCAGAACAAGTGTAAGCGAGGCGATGTCATGGTTGATACCAATCGGCTGCTGGGCTATGACAAGGACAGTAAAGGTAACCTTATCGTCAACCAAGAGCAAGCGAAAATAGTTCGGCAAATATATAAGCTGTACCTTGCGGGTATTTCTGGCTATAAAATTGCCCAGATACTAAATGACCAGAGCATTCCTACCTACAACAAAAAGCCCTGGAGTTCACACCGAATATTAAGAATCATATCCAATGAAAAGTATGCCGGGGATTGTTTGATGCAGAAGTCCTTTGTAGCAGATAACGGCCGGCAGATTATCAACCGGGGGCAGAAGGACAAGTACTATATCGAAGACAACCATCCGGCTATTATTACCCGATTGGACTGGGAAGCCGCCCAGATAATCCGGGAGAAAAGACGTAAGAAAATCTATCCCTTTAGTGGCATGCTGCGCTGCCCTTTTTGCGGTGCTTCCTTAACCAGGGTGGTCCATGATGGTCAGTGGGTGAGCTGGATCTGTGCAACTTATCTGCATAAGGGTAAAGCCATGTGCCAGGGAATGCGGATAACTGACGGGATATTGCAGGAGCTAGTTAAAGACATACATATAACTGAGCCAATGGTAGTAGAGGGGGTTATATATGGCAAGGGTCGTAAAAAGAGGACCAAAGAGGATTTCCGTCTTGTACCCGCTGCCCAGTACAGAGGGTGCAAAAACAACAGGGAATGACGAGGCTAAGAAACGAGTAGCTGCCTACTGCCGGGTATCTTCAGGCAGTGAGGAACAGCTGGGCAGCTTAAATGCCCAGACCAGTTACTATGAAAAGTATATAAACGATAATCCCGATTATCTCTTTGCCGGCATCTATACCGATGAAGGGATCTCCGGCACTGACCTGAAGAAGCGGGAAGCATTCAACCGATTGATGCAAGATGCCCGAGATGGTCAGATCGATATGATTATCACCAAGAGCCTTTCCCGCTTCGGCAGGAATACCCTGGACTGTTTGAGAAGTCTCCGAGAACTGAAAGCATTAAATGTAGATGTGTTCTTTGAGAAGGAACAGATACATAGTCTCACCAGCCAGGGGGAAGTGCTGATCTCCTTAATTTCAGCTGTGGCCCAAACTGAGAGCCTGGCTTTATCAGAGAATGTTAAATGGGGTATACGACGTAAGTATGAGCGGGGTCATGTTCAGAGTATCCCCAGCGGCAAATTCCTGGGCTATGACAAGGACAAGGATGGCAACCTGATTATTAATGAAGCTCAGGCAGCAATAGTCAGAAGGATCTATCAGGATTTCCTAGACGGATACGGTACTTTTCAGATCGCCAGGCGGTTAACAGATGAAAAAGTACCGATGGCCTATGGCGGGAAAGAATGGTGCGCCAGCCATATCAAAAAAGTCCTGACCAATGAGAAAATGAAGGGCGACACCCGATTTCAGAAGACCTATAATGCCGACTATCTTACCAAAAGACGGGCTAAGAATAGAGGGGAGCTGCCGCAGTATTATATAGAAGGTTCACATCCGGGGATCATAGACAGGAATACATGGGAGTGCGTACAGCTGGAACTGGAAAGGCAGAGGCGATACTGCCAGAATCATCATATATCAACATACCATAGAAGTAACGCAAAGCACCCGCTGTCAGCCAGGATAACCTGCTCGACCTGCGGGTGTACTTATATGCTGATAGGCTCGAAGAAGAAGGGTGAGGAGGGTCAAAAGTACTGGCGCTGCAGCAGTTTTTTCGGGAAGCAGGGGGCGGAGATTGAAGGACGTACCTTCACCATTATCAGGCCGGACAGAGGCTCAACCAAACCATATAACATAAGGCGTAGGAAGAAACCCTGGGAAAGGCCCATGCTATGCACTGATATCCGAGTTTCAGCCAGTGAGCCAGAGTTGGCTTTCATCAGGGCATGGAATCGGTTGGTTGATAAAAGAGAGCGCTATTTGCCGGAGTGGCAGAAGGCCATTGAAGGCGAGGATTTACTGATGGCTTATAGGGCCAGGGAATTGATGGGATTAGTCGAGAAAATAGAAAGAATCGACAGGATACCTTATGAACTGGTCCTTAAAACTCTGAATCATATTGAAATTGGGATAGACGGAGAGTTGGATGTTGTCTTTTTAGCTGGAAGGCCAACTGCAATGTGGATTCGCTAACAGTTTATGTATGAATCGAACCTTATCACATTTCGAGATAGAACCATTGTTCGAGTAGATATAATTGATGAATGCATAGGAATAATTCAGAATTCAAAAAGTTCGCTATACACTTGCCATACGCTATAGCAAGTGCTATACTCCATTTCGGAGGTGTATGTAGTGTCCATTGATGAGGTCTTAAAAGAAATCCGTTTGCAGATGAACATTACACAGGAGCAGTTTGCGCGTGAGCTTAATGTGAGTTTTTCAACGCTTAACCGCTGGGAAAACGGGCATACAACTCCAAGCCGTCTGGCCAAAATGCGAATTTTAGAGTTCTGCAATAAGCAAAATGTAAGGGCTGACATTGTTTCTAAATTGGAAAAGCTTTAGCAGGGCATAACAAAAGACATTTTAGAATGAAGGAGAATGTATATGGCCAGAGCAGATTTATTAAAGAAGCTTTTTAGTAGCTTTAAACAAAATGACACTGATGCGTTCATGAGAATAGCCAATGATATTATTGAAGACGAAAGAAAAAAGAATCATGGAATCCTTGCGGATGATCTTAAGATGATTCTTACCAACGGTTCTGGCAACCAAAGGCAATCAATGACAACCTATTCTTTGGGCACACCTAAGGATAAGGGTAAAGAGGTAGCCCTGTTTGAAGTCATGTATCCAGAAAAATATCTAAGTGATTTGGTTGTTTCTGATGAGAAAGTTCAACAAATCGAACAGATTATAAAAGAGTTTACTAATTGGGATGTTTTATGTTCTAACGGTGTGTTTCCAACAAGAAGGGTCTTATTCTATGGTCCCCCAGGTTGCGGGAAAACACTTGCTAGTCAAGCCATCGCAGCAGAAATTGGAATTCCTATGCTTTATGTTAGGTTCGATGCATTGATTTCTTCATATTTAGGTGAGACTGCAAGCAACATTCGCAAGGTATTTGATTATGCAAAGAAAGATAGTTTTGTTATATTTTTCGATGAATTTGATACCATTGGACGAAGCCGAAATGATCAGTTTGAGCATGGAGAAATAAAACGTGTTGTAAATACGTTTTTGCAGCAGATTGATAATTTCAAAGGACGTTCGCTTGTAATAGCTGCAACAAATTTTGAGCAATCTTTAGATTATGCTATATGGCGGAGGTTTGATGAAACAATTCGCTTTGATATGCCCACGGATGAAGAACGAGAGGCAATCTTCAAGTTAAAAATTGGGAGGTTTAATGGTCCGGACCATGTTATCAAAGAGTTTATGATGAATATGACCAACTTCTCCCATGCGGATGTGGAGCAAGTGTGTCAGACTATCATGAAAGAGTGCATTCTAGAGGGTAGAAAAATCTATAGCAAAAAGGATATCGAATATGCTGTTAATAAACAGGTGAGGATTGTTTCACTAAGGAAAACTCAATACTAATTTTTCGGGGGAAGGAGGCTGATGATGGCAAATCATATTGAAATTGCGCGAGAAGATTTGATCAGCGACTATCGCGGAAGAGCTAATCCGAATCCACCACGTCCTCAGCCCAAAAATAGGGGCTCTCATGGCATGGCATTGAAAGCTGAATTGACACAGGTTATTCAAGAAATTGGCGAAAAACGTACGATAGCGGGGATACAATCAGATAACCTGTTAGTTTTAGAGTTGTTAAGTGATGCTATGTCACCAGATATCCTTGATCGTATGCTAAATAAATTCAGTCTCTATTTAGTTGAAGAGAATAAAATCCCTCAGACGTATAATACAAGGTTGCTTATACAGTTTGAAGATAAAGCTGCGTTAGACTCCTTTGACTATGAGAGATCCTTATGGGAATCAGATGACCCATCAGTTGCTTTACTGACATATGCCCAGCGTAGAGATCTATTTGATTGCATAGAAAGTATTCGACGCGTCTCACGGGAAGACCGCATTGGGCAGCGGCTACAGAAAAGTTTTGAAAGTGGGAATTTGCCAACTGGTTTTTTTATTGTCAACTTTGATATCTGGTATAGCGGAGATAGAACGCAAATTAATCAAATTGAAAGTCAAATAAGAACTGCTCTTGGGACGCAGGGGAGCACTTTGGTAGGGGACCTATTTGAATTGCCCAGTTTATTATTGGGTCGTGCAAGAGTGAACGAATTTACTCTTAATGTTCTTTTGGATATGGATATTGTTGCAATAGTAGATTTGCCACTTGGTGCAGTTTCGCCAGAACCCTATGAATTGTATACAGAAGATTTTGATCCCATTATTGAGGACACGCTAGATGAAAATGCGCCATTGGCAACAGTAATCGATACAGGTGTATTTTCTGCAAATAGTTTATTGTCAAATATTATTGTTGGGGAAGAAGATTTTGACCAAACCGAAAATACTACTTCAGATTTACATGGTCATGGGACTGGTGTTGCAGGAATAGTTGCATTTGGCGATTTTGATGAAGCATTAAGCTCGCGATACTTTAGACCGCTTGTAAGAATATGTAATGGGAAAGTAATGCATAATGAGCATGATTGTCCTGTGTTTGCAGAGGAAAAAAGACCAGAGCAGATTGTAAAAGAAGCTATTGAATTCTTTAACAGAGAATATGGTTGTCGGGTTTTCAATTTATCTGCTGGCGATTGTGATCATATATATGGTGGCGGTCGACAATTAGCATGGGCTGAGGTGCTAGATCAGGTATCACGAGAGTTAGACGTGATAATCGTGGTGAGCGCCGGCAATGTTGTGTATCCCAACATTCCAGATTTTACATCTAGAGAAGATTTTATTGAAAAGTGTCGGGATCAACTTTTTCTTGAAGAACATCGTTTGATAGATCCAGCGACCGCTGCACTTAGTATTACCGTTGGTTCAATAACAAGATTTGCTGAACCTGACAACTCGCGAGCCGGTATAGCTAGGGTATCTGCGGGAGATAAAGATTATATGTCAGTTTATACTCGTATTGGATTGGGAGTAAATGGTGCCATAAAGCCAGAGTTTGTGGATTATGGGGGTAATTACGCGCTTACTCAGATTACTCGCGGAAATAATAGATGGTTCGAGAGAGACATGAAATTGTTAGAGCCTACTCTAAGTAATCGCCATGATAGATTGTTTAAAGGGTGGTGTGGGACCAGTTTTGCTGCTCCACATGTAACACATATTGCTGCAAGGATAGAGCGAGCGCTAGAAAACCAAATTGAAGCGCCCCCTTCCGCTAACCTAATTAAAGCAGTTTTAGCAAGTTCAGCGAGATGTTCTCAAAGAATGAGGGAATGGACGGAAAATTCTACGGATCCCCTATGCATTAATGAAAAGATACCTAAACAACAGCAAAGGTTGCGGCTGGTTGGGTACGGAAAAGTTGATGATAGTGTTTTATATTCAGGAACTCAACAAGTTACAATGTTTTCGGAAGATGTCTTAGATCTAAAGACGTTTCACCTATATAAAATACCTGTTCCCAAAGAATTCGTCGAGTTACGTGCGAACAAGAGAATTGCTATTGGCATGGCATATAATCCACCAACGCGGTTAAGCCGCAAGGAATATATTGCGAATTCTATGTGGTTTGAGGTTTTCAGGAGAATAGATCAAGACACGCTTTTATTGTACAAAGCCAAAATGGAAACCGGTGGGGATGCCGAAGACATCATCAATAAAATGCCTAATAATTTCAAGGGGCCGTTTTCCCCAGGGTATCAGGAATTACAAAACTCAACATTACAACAACGCGTGTGGGAAAAGAAGGAACGCGGCGGAAGTGATCTTTTATGGGATGTAAATGAACCTTATATTTATATTTTGGTTTCTGGAAAAGCAAAATTTAAACATCCAGATATGCAATTGCCACAACAATATGCTTTAGCGATCACTTTTTCGTATGATGCCGAAGATGACATTGAACTTTATCAAAAACTACAGAACCGAGTTAAGATTAAAGAACGTGTAACAATTCGTCCTAGGACCCAAATTCAGATATGAGACTAAATCAAGCAAATTCGGTACCCGTTCTAATTTGCACACCCCTCCAGAAAAATGCACACCCCTGACACCCACCCTCGATAAATCGTTAAATTTTATCAATCATTGAGTCATTAGACAGGAGGAAAGCCGTTCAATCTCCGAAAACGTGTGTATTCCGGTCTAACAAGACCACGAGTCCGGTCATTTAAGGCCACCTTCACGCCGAAATAAGGCCACCCTTACGGGCGTGAAGGCCAGCTACTATTCCTGGAATGAATCCGAGATAATCAACAATCCGTCACAGGCTGGAAGTAGCCTACGTCAAATTTGGGGTTGACAACTCCATGTTAACGTTGTCGTGGTAAGGAATATTATTCGATGGGCTCACCTTCCTTTTTGGGGGTACCCAATCCATGGCGTTCACGCATTGATACATCTCCATCTATAATGATTTCATAGGCATTATGGATAATTCTGTCTACAATTGCTTCCGAGACCGGTCCATCATTAGAAGGGCTGATTCGTGCACACCAGCCGTTCACAGCATATTGGGTGCAAAAAACCACAGAACCATGGCGGGTTTTTGCCTCAATTGAATATTCCGGTGCGGCGGAGCCGCAGTTCCGGAGATTTGGAAACCGCCTGTCCGGAACTGGGAAACCGCACTTTATGACGATTACTCGCTGAGAAATTTGTCTAGACCGTACACTTCACGCATTGATATGT